TTGTAATAGCAATTAACTTTTCTGTCCCATCTGTCTTATAGAATTGGTCTAATAGCATAATTGCACCATTTAAAGGAAGATTTGAACCTTTAGCAGTATAACCTTCAATCTTTTTAAGATTAGAGAACTTATCAATATAGATATTCCTACAATCAGTAAGTTCCATATCATTGATTAGAGTTCCTGCCAAGTTGTAGCGTAGACCTTTTAATGGAATATAGAGATTTGCTTGCATATCTAAATTTTTAGAGCTGATATTTCTTCATCAGTAAAACCTAATGCTTTAAACTTATTTAATATACTCTGTTTTATTTGTTCATGTTTTTTCTGCTCTATTTTTATTTTTTCAATTTCTTCTGTTGGAGGAATATATCTTATAATTTTCCCATCTTTATACATTGCTTCCTCAAATAAAATATTTTCTTCAGAATAAATTGCTATTTCCCCTCTACTTTTCAAATCTTCTTCCGAGGGTTCATACCAACATTTTACTATTACTTTCCCTTCTTTGTTAACTACGTACCAAGGCATTATTTTATTCCAATAATAATATAATTAGCTCTTTGCGTAGAAGGATGTCCTGTTGGATATCTCATTAATCCATTTCTCCATCCGTCTTTATGATAAGAACCAGTAGTTACTATTCTTCCGCTTAAAGGATTATCATTCCAAGTTCTATAAGCGTTAGAAGTATAACACCATATAGAACCATTACCTGCCTCTGCAGGATTCTCCGCTTCATCATAACCTGCGGCAAGCCCTACTATCCAAAAACATTCTGATTCTGAAAATCCCTCAGGTAAAGGAATAGTAGCACCATCAGCTGCAGTTCCTACTAAAATAGCTATATTATTTTTTAATAAGCCTGCCCCTGCAGGAAATCTTGCATTTGCATCAAGAGCTAAAGGAGCATTTGCAGTAGGAGTAGTTTTGATAAATCCTTTCCTCACTGCCTGATTATCAGAAGTTGGGTCAACTGCAGGTAGAACTGGAATAGATGTAAAAGTCTTAACTCCGTCAATAGTCTGATCTCCACTAAGTAAAACTGCTTGATTTAGTTTACCTCCTGTCGTTAATTGTAGAACATTTCCACTTGAATCTTTATAGAATAATTCTGTAATTCCATTTACATCTTTTGTGTAAAGAATTCCATAATCTGTTAAAGTAGTCGGGTCTGAACTTTGCTCTTTTAAAGTTGCTTTCTTATGATATCCGTCCGTAGCCGTAGAATCATTCCAGATATGGTCTACTGCCATACGTTCACGAATATCAAGTTTTGTAGCTCTTATCTCATCATCTCCACCACTAATTTGGTCTGTCCCCGCAGGAAGACTTTCGTTCCAAGCTCTGGTATGGGGCATAATACACCTCCTTTATTTCTTAAGTTCTTCTGTCATCATTTCTATTATACTTAACCTTTTTTCTAAATTTATTTCTAATTCCTGATGATGTCTTAAATGATTTTTCATTTCTGTCTTTATTTCTTTTATCTCATCTCTTATTCCGTTCAAAATAAATAAGATTAAAGCAATAAGTAAAGGAACTAAAAAGTCTAATACTCTCTTAGCTCCATTATTAAATTGTTTTACTCTGCTCACCATTTAAATTTAATGCGTATTCCTCTGTATTCAATTCCCTCTTCTGTTTTAAACTTACCAAATCTTATATTTAATAATATCTTTAACCACAAAGGAAGCTCTCCTCTTTCTAAACTCTTTAAAGCTGTCTCAATAAGCCAAAGAGAAAACCTTCCTTTTAAAGTTAAGCCTTTTGAGGTAAGAAAAAATTTTTAATCTTTTCTACTTGAGCATCTATCAAGTTAACTACATTTCTTACCTTTTCTACACTCTCAAAGAACTTGCTCTGTGGAAGAGCAATATACAAGAAATTCAATATCGCAGTAAGAATTTCCTTCAACATCTTTAGAAAAGCTTGTGTAATTGCAAAGATACTTGCTAAGTTTACTGAAATCCAAGAAATAACTTTCCACATATTTCACCTCCTTAAGTTTAGCTAATTTGAATTTTCCAAGTTATAGTTAAAGTATTTCCACTTGTTACATTCAAAGCACTAAAAGATTGAGATGCTAACATTGTTCCACCAGAGGGAGCATTAAAAAGTCCAGCTTCAGTTACAGCAAAAGATGAAGTAAAAGTAAAAGTTGTAGTCCACTGCGCTGTATCGTTTGTAGTATTTGTAGTTATTCTTGTTCCTGTAACATTTGCACCACCTCGTCTTTCACCACCACCACTGGTTATCTCCGCACCTAAAGCAGTAGAAGTCGGTGTTCCTGTTCCAATAGCAATGTAGTCCCATCCAGTTCCACCTACATCTGCAACCATCAATCCCGCAAGTTCAGCCTTACCTACAGAAGTAATAGTATTAGAAATTAATCTTTCATCAAATATTTCTCCATTTGAATCTTTGGCTACAAGATGAATAATCCCTTTTAGTTTTAAATCCATTATTCCTCCTTTCTTTTAACTTTACCAGTTATTAAATCACGCTCTTCTTTATCACAAACCATTCTATGTTCTTTTCTTTTTCCTTTTTGTTTTAACTCTAAAATAATTCCTTCATTTATAGTTATCTTATCTATGGTGACGTTTCCGTCCATATTTCACCTCCTGGTTCTTCTTTAATCCAAGTTGTATTCTGTGGTGTTGTTTTTACCCACATCATATTTTGTGGTAATGCTTTTGTCCAAGTTGTGCTTAAAGGTGATACTCTTGACCAAACTCCTTCGTTTGGCTTAATACTTCTCCAGTATTTATAGATATCTGCTAAAATTAGGATTTCAATAAAAGTTTTGCCTAATTGCTTTCCTAAAAATTCAGTTAACTGATAAGTTTCTGTCCAAGTTCTTCCAATATTTTTTGTAATAAAATCTTGTAAAGTTATAGAATCTGCAAAAGTTCTTTCAGTTTGTTTTTGGATAATATCAGTTAAAATCAAGAAATCTAAAATACTTATACTAATTTCTTTTTGCGCTATTTCAGTTAAATATAAAGTATCTGTATAAGTTCTGTTTAGCGTTGCTGTCCTTGAATAGATTTCAATAAGATTAATTAAGTCAAGAAAAGTTCTGCTTATTTGCTTTTGTATAGCTTCTGTTAGAATAATAGAATCTAAAACGGTTATACTTACTGCTTTTTGAATTGTTTCAGTTAAAGCAATAGATTCAGAAAAAATTTTGGTTATATCTTTAATAAAAGATGGCTCAGAAAGAAATAAACTCTCTGTGAATAATATAAATTTTTCAACTCTTCCTACTTCTCCACCGTAACTTGTGCTTCCATACGAAAAACTACCATACATTTTAGATGCTCCCTTTCTCTAATTTCTTTTCAAATTCTCTTTGTTTTTCTATTGCAGATTTTAACAATGGAGAATTTTCAGCAATTAGTTTTCTAATAATCTGAATCTTCTTTTCAGGTGGAGTAAACTTTGAACCTTCTCCTGATTGTTCTACAATTTGGTCTATAATCTGACGAATTTTATTTGATAGAGCATTTGAACACCATTCATCAATACTAATCATATCTGTTTCAAGTGCTTTCTTTTCTTCTTCAGTAATCTCTAATATTATTTGATACTTTTTTATCCCATCCTTAATAATTTCTTGCATAACTGAACCTCCTTTCAAATTGATTTTTACTTCCTAAATGGCTTAAACTTATTTTTCTTTTTGTTTCTTCTGTATGTTTTCTATTAATCATTCTCAATCCACTCCTGGATAGAAATCATATCTGTAAGCAAAGCCTTTCTCTTCTTTTTCGGTGAGATTAATGATATATTGTCCCATTTTTACCTCCTGTTAAGCTATTTTTACGATTATAAATCTGCAATTGACTTCAGTTTCATAAGCATTCTGGTTTGAGCCTGAATTCTGATATACTTCTACTTCAAAGTAATCTCCTGCTGAAACTGTTGGAGAAACCAGCAATTGAACTGTATTTTCTGTTGATGTTGCACCTGCTGTTGTCCAAGCATATCCTACTGCATATCCATTTTTATTCAATCTTATCATTAGAGTATTCCCATCATTACAACTTATTCTTTGAAATGCGTAAAATAAATATACTCCTGGTTTAGTAGCAGTCCATCTATAATTGATTGAACTATCAAATTCGTTTTGTATATCTCTTATTTCTGAATTATAAACTTTTTTAGTCCAAGTTCCTGAAGGGATTGTTTGAATTGCAGTAGAAGTTACACTGACTGCACTTTGCTTTGCTAAATCTAAAATCCCATTACTATGAAACCTTAAACACTCAACCCCACTAACTTTACCGACGATGGTATCGGCGTCAGAGGTTTCCTCTACATCTAAAGAAGTATCGGCATCAGCATCTTTGATATAAGTCTTTTTATCTACATAAGTTTTTATATCATCTATCGTCTTCTTTGTAGGAGCAAGAATTATTCTATATGTCTTCCCTGAAGTATTATGATTTTTAGCAGTAGTCCCTTCTTGTGCTCTTGTAATCGTGTAAGTCGTATTTCCACCTGAACTTGACGAAGCAGTTACTCTGACTATCTCTACATCTGGGTCTTGAGCAGGATTAGAATAATCTGTAGAATTAAAAACTACAACATTGAAAGCACCATCGGTATTGGGATTAGGAAATTTACTTGCATCACTATCAGAAATTATTAAAGTTGTATCAGTATTGGAAATACCAGATACTAAAGTTCCAAAAGCAAAGTTTCTAATTGGGTCCATAGCAATATACTCCTATTTTATCCTTAACCTCAAGCGAGGACTGTAAAATGTATATCTTTTCTTTCCTTCTCTACGCATAAGCTTTACTAACTCATTATTATATTTTTGCTCCCATTCAGCTGTCTTATCTGGTTGTTGAAAGTAATGAAATCCTTCTGCAGTTGCTCCGTATATAAGCAAATCTGCCCAATATTTACAAAGGTCATTTTCTTCAACTGCAGTATCAGTTAAATCTGGTAAATATTCGTAATATTTGAGTTTTAAAGTATATACCCCATCAGGGATAGGATAAAGCCAATAAGCATTATCCCATATCCAATAGTTTGTAGGTCTGCCTGTTTTATCTGTTTGAGTATAAGAGCGCTCTGCTTCTGAGCCTACCCATTTAACTAAATAATATTTTATATTTTCGCTCTCTAACCAGATATGCAATTCATCTTTATAGTCAGAAGGTAAGGTATAACTTTGCTGATTTGCAACTGTAGAAGCCGAAGCAGTTGCTTCCATAAAGGAGAAATTATCTATATTGCATATCTGTTTTTGTCTATTATTAAGCCATTGGAGAACTAAAGAAGTTGTAGCATCTTCTCTATTTAAATTTGCTTTTACTTGAGCGATAATTTCCTGAGAAGTCATTTTATCTTCTCCTGTATTTTCTAATATATTCTTCTAAACTCCTCGTTCTTTGCGGAAGAGGAGTTAATGTTCCTTTTTTGTAAGCTATTGGTCCACGCCAAGCCTCTCCTAAAATCTTCATTATCTCTTCACGAGGTAATGTATAACTTAAATGCAAATATAAACGAGAAATTATATCTGCATATTTTTTAGCTACATCTTCATATAAGTTTGGATTTCTGATTATATCTTCCCATTTGTATCTTTTATATTCAGGAAATATCCTTTGCACATCCTCAAAAGCTTTTGCAGTTAATCCTAAAGGTCCATAAGCCACTCCTCCTGGATGAACATAAGAATAGGGAACTTTTCCACCAGAGCTTTCTACATAAGCTATCCCACCTCTTAAATATTCCCATAAATCTAAAGGTATCCCTACTCCAGCCATTGCGTCCCCCAATTTTTTATTTCAGTTATAGTCACAGGATATTTTGCCTTAAATCCACAATCTGCACAAGCTAAATACCTCTCTAAAGGTTGTCTCTCCCAATAAATTTTAATATTCTCCGACTTACACTTCGGACAGTGCTTAATCAATAAATTATCTTCCATAGCGCAACCTCTTGCACTATGATTATTTTTTCTTATGTTTAAAGTATTCTATCTGTCTCAATCTGCGAACCGCTTCAGCTTTTGTTTTGTAAGGTCTGGATAAGCGCTTTCCTTTTTCGCTATATACTACATATCCTTGCGCTGTTTTCCTTATCATTATTCTTTCCTCCTTCTTTTTCTTTTTTCTGCAGGAGACCCACGCATCTTTACTGCTATAGGAGACCATCTCAACCAACCTGCTAATCTCTTAGGGTCAGTAATATGGTCTTTATGTCTCTCTAAAGCTGCTTCTGCTTCTTCAAAACCTACCTTTCCTACCCAACGCTCTGCCGCAGGAACTAAAACCTCTCGAGCTCTTTTTGCCCTTCTTTCTCGCTCTGCTTCCGATAAGCGAGGAGGTCTGCGAGAATCTACATATCCCCTTGCTCCTTCACTACGAGTTCTTCCCATTTTTCACCTCCTTTCTTTTTTTTTGCTTCTATTTCATAAATATTTATTTTATTTTTCTTAACATCTTTAGAAATATCTAATTTTGCCATTTTTCCTCCTTAAACTTTATGGTTGTTTACCAAAAGGCTCAGCAATTATCGTTACATAAACTGTTCCTGTAAGATTTGCATTTGTGCAAGTAACCTTTACTTCATCCCCATCCATAAAAATACATTGTCCTGTAGGTCTAAAAACATAGTTCTGTGCTGCAGTTAAAGAAGTAGAGTCTAAAACTACATCATAATTTGAACCTTCCTTACTATCAAAAACTACAGTAATAGTCTCCGTAATGTTAGTGCTTGCTTTTAATAAAACTTGACAGAGCCTAAAATTACAACCAAAAGATGTAGTATAACTTAACGCTGCACTCGCTAAATTCTGACTGGTAGTAGCTCTTAAATACTGAACTTTTTCCATTATTCACCTCCTTAAGTTTTAAAATAGTGTTTTGACACTTTGGGAGATTCTGCTTTCATCTCCTCAAATCCTAACTTGTCTGCACATTCAGGACAAACTAATAACCCTGGAGTAGCTGGGTCTTCAATAAGTTCCTCTACTAACCGTGCTTTATAACATCTATCACATCTATACTTTGCCACAGTTTCTTTAATATCTTCTATACCCATTATACCATCACTCCGTTAGGAATTTTTAAATATAGAACTTCTCTTAATTTTGATTTAATTCTATTAAATACTCTTTCTGGTTCATCATAAATAAAAGCAATATAATCTCTTCTTTCTATAGTTTCAGGGTCAGGATGAGAATACATTAAAGCTTTCTGATGTTTGGGCCACATAACCGCACAAGGTTTATTTAAGACATTTCTTATGCAATTTAATCCTGAAGAAAAACCTATATAGTAATCCAAAGTATCTAAAATCCTAATACAATCAGAAATATTTGTCTTTCCTACTAAATCAATGAGCGGAAAAGTTTCAGGTAATAAACCTTTGATTTCTTGAATTGTATCTATATCCCAAATCCCTCCTAAAGCTACAAACTCAAAGTCGGGGAATTCTTTATGTACAAGCTGTAAAAATTCAACCCATCTTTCAGGCATCCAAGCATTCCAATTACGGATTCCTTGTATACTTGCCGTATGAAACCCAAAAGTAGGTTTATTAAATTTGATATTTATTTGAGGTTCATTAAGATTTATTTTAAAATGATAGTTGGGTTCTAAATCAGGAAGCCAATCTTTAAGAGGTAAGCCTTTCTCTAAATGCTTATTAGCTTCAATGTAGATTATATCCTCTCCAAAAGCATCTAAATAATTTTGCCAGGTTCTTAATGGATAATATCTTCTTTGCTGGAATAAAATATCTTGATAGGTATGTTTTCCATACTTAGCTACACAGTTAGGCAGTAAATCACAAAATTCTTTTGTTCGACGAGGATATTCATCAGGAATATAAACTTCCCATTGAATATCATGAATAGTAGAAAGCTTAATCCAAATCCAGATAAAGTCTCCTCAACCTATGCCAGACGGCACAGCCAATTTAATGACTTTCCTATCTGGCATATATACCATCACCTCCTTATGCTTTGGCAAAAATAGCTTCTTTTATAACTTCATGCTTATACCCATTCTTTTCCAGTTTTTCAATTAGCAGTTTTTTAATATTTAGCGAATGACATTCAATAATATATTCTGAAACAATTCTAAATATCTCACTGGGAACATAAGCTAAATGTATTTCTCGTCCTTCAATATCAATCTTTACAATGTCTACTTTCTCTCCAAAAGTAGCTAAAAGCCAAGTAAAATCATCTGCACCACGAATTTCTAATTCAATTAGCTCTACTTCTTTGGTAAAGAACTTCTTTAAATGCTCTTTTACAGATTTAGGGAACTTTATATCTACAGCATAAACCTTTTTTGCTCCTTTAGAGAAAAAGTATTCAGCAGTTGTTCCTACATCTGCTCCAATATCAAGAATTACTTTCTCTCTAAAGTCAGTAAATCCTAAATGCTGTTCATAATTATTATAAAGATTTTCAAACATCTATTTATGATTGTGTTCCTACTACTGTTCCATCACTATCTTGGTCTGTAGGAATAGCATTGTAAATTCTTAATTTTCCATTAGAATCAACCCATAAGTAATAGCTCGTAATCGTTCCTGCATCATTAACAGCATCTAATCTCAGAAGACCAGGTTTGTTTGCTTCTGCTTCTGCACAAGCCGCTATCCCACCCTGTTTTACATTCATATCATTTTGATGTGCAGCAGTAGAATTATCTCTACCAAAATGGGTAATAGCCATAGATACCTCCTTTCTTAGGGAGGGGGCGTTCCCTCCCTGGGATTTCTTTTTCAATACCTAAGTAGAAATCCCAAAAAGAACTTAGACTTCTGGGACACGCCCCTCATTCCCAATTTTATTACCACGAGTATTTAAGGAAAGTATTTGTTGCCTTATTTGTAGCATTCTATTAAATTCATTCTCATTACTCGCAAAACAGAATCTTCTGTTAATACCCCTTTTTAGGTATTTCAGAAGTTCTAAAATTAATTCTGCTTGCGGTTTCTTGATGAAAAGATAAGGCAATACTTGAGGTAACAGATGACGAACTTGGTTAGGAGAAAAACTTAAACGATATACTTGCTTACGATTTTTTCTTTTCTCTTTTGTATAGCAAATATATCCATTTTGTAGTTTTTCTCTTAACCAAAGCAAAAATTCAAGATTGGAATTAGAAATTTGCATACACGCCTGGAGTTTAAATCCACAGCGTGTATGCGCTTTCATTTTCTTAACTCCAATCCAGCCTTCGCCATCAATTATCCCAGCAAGATAACTTGCCTCTCTTTCATCAAGAATTTTCTGAGAATGAATATTGCTACAAAGAATAGGCAACTTAACCTCCTTAGGCTCCTGGAGAACCAAATCAATCTGTTGCTTTATGACTTGCTAATTAGTTAGCAAGCGGATAGGTATTTCTACCTATCTCTGCAGGTCGCCCTGCAGTTCGGACTATATCTTCACGGATTAACCGTGTCCCGTGTATAGTCTCTACACCTTCCAGATTAACTCTGGCTTGGCTCGGTGTTGTCTCAGAGAGACTTTCACCGAATTTACGGGATATGGGCATTTCTACCCCTCTCCAATCTGCCCAACCAACAGAGAATCTGGTTATCACAGAATACAGATAATCTTTGGTGTTGAAATCTCTATCTGAGTCAGTTTCAAGCTCAATTCTGTTGTAGAAAATCAAATTATGATAATCTTTTTCAGTAAGTAAGAACCAAGCATCCGGGTCATCAAGTCTGTTCCAAACGATTATCTGTAAATTCTGTGTAGCTAACCAGTTATCTGCTCTGTTAGCTGTATCAGGTCTTCCAGCACTGCGGATTAACTCCCAGGCTGTCCTTTCAAGTTGTGGAGGAACAAGCAAGTAGCGAGGATTAATATCTAAGAGCTCACCTTTATCTCCAGGAGTAAGTCTCATTGTATAGAGTGCTTCTTCAAGAGAAGAAACACTCAAATCTGCAGGTGTGGTAAGCTCATTTTGATACGTGCCTCCACCTGCTACCTACCACACTAAGTTTCCTTAGCCAGCTTTCGCTGTTGTGGTCTGGACTATATCATCCCTTTCGGGCAGGGTCTATAGTCTCTACACCTTCCTTATCTTGCGATAAGGCTTGGCTCGGGGTTACCATGGCATTACGCTTTAGGCTTTCCCCGAATTTACCCTGTTTTTCAAAAGAGCCTTTCTTATTGAGAGCTTTTATAGCTAAATACAAAGTTCTTTTTTGCTCAAGTTGTCGCTCATTTTTAACCCAGAGATGATTATTTAGTCCTCTTAGTTGATTTTTAGCATCTTTTTTAGTTATATCTAAAAATTTTTGGAGTATTTTAGCTTGCTCTCTCTTTACAATTAACAAAGAAGAAATTTGAGGTAATAATTGACGGCATTTTTCATAAGTTATTTCTAAGCGAATTTGTGGTTTCCAATCTTCTCTTTTTGAAGAAGTTTTATAGATATTTCCGCCAATTAATCCTTGGATATATCGTAAAACTTCCTCATTAGTATTAGTTATGCAAATTCTGGGAACATATCCTTTTTTACCAAGTTTAATGGATAAGTTTCCTTCGCCGTCAATCATACCCGCAATATATCCTTTTTCTTCTTTTGTTAATTGCATAGAAAAGCTCCTTTGCCGCTAACTTTTGTTAACGGATGGTCTGTATCAAAAAGATACTGGCCATCTCCTCCACTCATGAAAGGTGTACCTGTGGAAGAAAATCCATTGTTAAATATCTCAGCAGCCATTGTATCTTTGAATCGCACTACTGCATCCGCAAGTGCAGCAGGAAGTCTGGAAATGACATTGTATAAATCATCTTGAGTCATTTCCATAGTTATCCTTGCACCCAAACCATAAGTAAGGTGGGTGAAGGTTGTATCATATCCCTGCACTGGGTCTTCATAGCTTATAGGAGTTCCTTCTTCTTTAAGAACTAAGCTTCCAAAACCAGAAAACCCAGTAATTTTTTCATACTTACGGTCAGAAGTGCGAATATCAAAGATTTTGGCATATACAGGCTGGATTTCCCGATACTTTTGAAAGAGCACTTCCGTTGTGTTAACTGCATATTTCTATGCAGACCAGACTATATCATCCCTTTCGGGGAGCGCGCATAGTCGTTACACCTTCCGAGAAAATTTTCTCGGCTTGGCTCGGTGTCACCATGAGTAAGTTCAACACTTACTTTTAGGCTTCCACCGAATTCACGCTCTTTTCCTAAGTGACAGTGATTAATGACATCTTTTTGCGGACATTTCACTATCACTTAGGGGACTGATTGCTCAATCCAACCCTACGTGTAATAGGTCATCAGCATTAGCTCTTAGCAAAGGCATCGGTAATCCCTCCTTTCTTTTTTAAAATTTTAGGTTATTACTTTTAGCCATTTGCTAATATTTTTAATTCGTGGAAGGGGCGAGCTTCCATTACGCCAAATTTTTATTTAATTCAGTGCAACCCCTTGCACTATAAACTAAACTTTCACGTGAAAATTCAGTGCAAGGAGTTGCACCAAGCTTATTTTTATGATGTTCCTCCGCTCAATTGAGCATAGTCATCAAGAACTTCTACAATTACTCTTCCGTTTGTATCTCCAACATTATCTTCAGGAGCAAGGTCAACTACTCTTAATCTCTTATTGGTTGTATCTCCTACATCACAGTAGCAAATATTGTTTGCTACATATAGACCATAGGATTTACCAACTTGAGAATAAGAAGTAGTTGTAGCAGTCCCTGCATTTGTTACGTGAAGAGTAAATTGCTGTCCTTCTTTTGCTATTGTAATTGCAATAGCAGTATTCTCTGTTCCAGAAGCATCTTGCATAGCCATCCCTGCTATTCCTGCGGGGTCAGAAGAACAAGCAGTTAATTTTCCATTATTATCCAAATAAACAAATTGTCCTTTCTTAAAGCTCTGACCTGCAGCTTCAGGAAAGTATGCAATCTGTCCTGGAAGAGTAGGATAACCAGCCTTCACAGCAACAGTTGCCATCTTAATTCACCTCCTTATTCTTCTTTGATAGTTTCCGTCACAGAAGTTCCAGGAACTCTCATCCCTCTTTCCCTTCTTACCCCATGTCTCATCGCTTCCCTACGCTTTTTTCTTAATTCTTCTTTTATCTTTTGATGCTCACTATGATGAGAGGCAGGCTCTACCATTAGGATAAGGTCACCATACCGAGCAGAACCATCGGCTGATGGTTTAAGACCTGCTGCTCGGACTGTATCAGAATTGGCAACCTCATATCCTTTAGCTTCTGCCATGCTTATAGATTCAGGCGTATTCCTAACCCAGCGATAAACAAGCGTAGGATTCTTTTTGGGTATTTTTAAAGGGTCAGGATAAGACCTGGATAATTCTTTCTGTAACATAGTTATTTTCTCCATTTTTCACCTCCTATAATCTCATTTTACCTGTCTGTGTAGGTTCTTTCTTTTGATATTCACCTTCTTGCTTTAGGTATCTCTCTAAACGTTTTTTATATTCTTCTTCAGAAATACCCAATTTTTTAGCTAAAATCTTAGCTTCTAAGGGTAATTCTGAAGGAGTTTCCGTAGCAATAGGTGTGCTTCCTTCTACAGGAGGCTTTTCTGGAGGTTTAAGACTTAATCCCATTTCGTAAGCAACTCTTGAGCAAGCATCTAATATTCCATGTGGGTCATAATAATATTTGGGATTTGCATTCATAAATGCCTCAACTTTCTTAAAGAATGTTGAAGATGGATTGTTTAAATCGGGAAATAATCTTTTCGCTTCTTCAATCGCTTTCTCTCTTTCCCGATAAATAAAATATCTCTGCTCCCATTCTCTAATCAACTCTTCTTTGGCTTTCGGATATACCTTCTGCCAATACTTTTCCAACTGCTCTTTTGTATATGGGTCAATATCAACTTCCTCAGTAGGTTGAGGAGTTGAAGTTAATCCTTGCAGTGTTGGTTGTAAAGGCATTTGCACTTGTTGTGTCATATTTTTTAGCATTTGCTCTCTTAAAATTTTTAATTCATTTTCCATTTCTTCTCTTTTTCTTTTTTCTTCTTCATATAAATTCTTTAATCTTTCCAGCTCTACATCTGGTTTTACTTCTGGAGCTTGAGCAATTTGCTCTTGTTTCAATTCTTCTTTAGGCTCTCCGTTCATTCTTCACCTCCTATCTTTCTTATTCCATCATCCGCAAATTGTGTCGGATTTTCAAAAAGAAATAATATATGCTTTGCTACATTGTAGCATCCTTTTAAATATTCAAATTCATCTTTAGTAGCAGCGTGAAGTTTTTTATCATAATAATCTACCAAAAGCTTTATCCTATTTTTAATATATTCCCATCCAGGGTCAGAAATAATTGGTTTAATCTGTGCTAATATATAATCGTTTATCATAATTCCTCCTTTGCACCTCTCATTTCTACTTCAGGTGGTAAACCTGTCTGAGGAGGTCTCCTCAAAGCCTCTCGAGGAGTAGCTGGACCTCTCTTTTCCAATCTTTCTTCTCCTCCAAGCATTAAAGCCATAAGTTTACGCATATTTGCTTCCGTTAATAAACCTACGTATTCCTCAGGAGGCAGAAATCTCTTAATGTTTCTTTTGCCAAAAGCATTAAATACTTCTTTTAATAATTCTAATTGCCCACTGTAATACTCTTGTAAAATAGGATGTTTACTCACTAAAGCATATAAAGCCAAAGTATCTTCTCTTTCTAAAGCTTTATTCCCTGTAGTCAAAGAACCTAAAACTACAAAATCAAAATCGTCTAATTGTTGCATCTCTAAAGGAGTGAGAGCTTCTTCAAAACGCACTGTTTCTCCTTCTACAATCCTTAAAGTTCTTCCGGAAATGGGATTATCTTTATAGAGCTGAAAGATAAATTTCAAATGTTTACTAAATACTTCCTGGAAACTTGCTATTCTATCTTCGTGTTTTAATGAACCTTCTGTAATTATTGTCCTAATTTCTGTAGCTGTTTTTCTGGTAGGGAATTCTTTTCCCATATGCGGAGCGGAAATACCTGACTGCCTTTCAATAAAACTCATTAAAAGCATTACAATATCTGCACTCAAAGCCGCAGAAGGAGGAAATTGAGTAATTCTCACATCATTAGGGTCATCTACAGGTATCATTACTCCTGGAGCAAGCTTAACTTCTTCAGGTCTAAAACTTGAACCTAAACGATAAAAACCAAAAGGTAAAATCTGAAGCATAGCACAATTTACTCCATAATTAAACACATCATTAATTGCTTTTCTATAAGGCTTAAGAATTTCAGGTATTCCTCGTCCATAGAAAGTTCCCGTATCTTTATATCTATAAACATGGAAAGGACGCTTATTATTATAAAATATTTCTATAAGCAAATGAGCTTTAAGTAAAACGTTTGCTTTGGGACAATACCAAAAAATACATTCTTCATCAATCATATCATCATCAATATCATGACGCATATAAACTTCTAATATCTCAATTTTTTCTTCAGGTAATTGTTTAATATTCTCAATCTTTTCTTCTGCAGTTTTTGCTTGCTGGTCTTTTTGTATCTGCACGAAGCTGATAATATCATCTACTCTGTCTTGAGGATAAAACCCAAGTTGAGCTTTTTTCTTTAAGTCGGAAACTGTGAGCCAAATCCTATGCATAATCCAGGGAAGCTCATCTACTTCCTTGTAAAGTCCTTCAGGAACAATTACATCCTCTAAGGCTAAAACTTCAACTTTTACTCTTTGATTTATACGCTCCACTTTCGTGGGCACAAAAGCTCCTTCAATAAGCTCTAAACGCATAACTTCTTCTATCTCTTTGGTCCAGTAAGTCTTTGTAATACAAGTCCCATATTCAACAGTCTTTTGACAAATATCATCCATTATTCTATCTATATCTACTTCGTTATCTAAAACATAGTTCATAAAATCTTGCACTTTATCTTTGTATGCTTCTCCTTTGGGAGTTGTAGGAATAACATTAAACATAGGCTTTGCCCCAATAGTGGAAAGCTTAAATCTTGCTTTCATATTATCTACAGTCATTTCAATAATTCCTAAATCTACATTAGAAGCATCTGGCCAGGGAAAAGAAGTAGGCGTATCTTTAGTAAGACATAATTCATGACACTCTTTCCATAGTTTAAGCTTATTCTGATAATAAGAAGAATTTATCGTCTTATAATACAGAGATGAAATCTTTGTTTTTATTTCCTCTTCTTGTTCTCTTGTTAATTCAATCATTTCTAAACAGGTATCTTAATTTGTTTAATTTTTGTTCCAGGAATTTTAAATGGTTTAAAGCCTTTAGAAATAGAAGGAAAACTTACCTTCTGTTTTCTTAACTTCGGAAATCTTACCTGTATCCCAGGCTCAAGTAAAGATTTTAAATTTGCTCTTAAGGTTGTCATCTATACCTCCAGTTTCCAATTCTTATGGGTTTAACTTCTTGACTTAATAAATCAAAATTGTAATGAGAAAATAAATTCACTGCTATATACCCTAACGCGTCAACATAATGGTCAAAAAAGTTATCCTTTTCTGGTTCATCTGTATTTTCTTTATAATGATAACCTCCTGCTAATGCATCTATCAAACCTATACATCTTCTATCAATAAGGAGCTCTGGTCCTGTAGGATTTCCCTGCAATTTTCTCTGAATAATTTCAATACGAGAAACAATAGAAGAACGCCTTGTTCTGATTATAATTGGTTTTTCCCTTATTTTATATTGCATAAATATCTCTTTGGTAGTCCTTTCATTCTTATCAGATTTCTGGTCGCAAGCTGGGTCTCCATAGAAATAAATATCTGAAACATAAGGAAAATTCTTATTGATAAAATCTACAACCATCTTTGCAAAATCATAAGCAGTTATATTTTCTGGACTCAATTCTTTTAATATAAGCCAACGCTTTTTCTCATCAATCTGCGTAAATAAAGCACAAGGCTTTCTGAATCCAAAATCTAATCCCACATATAAAGGCTCTTCTCTTAAATAAACTAAATCCCGCACATGGATATCTTCTCTAAAGTTTGTAAATACGGGTTGACCTTCAGAAGTAAATCCCCAGTTTCCTTTTAAATATTTGTTTACCCAAGAAGCAGGATAATTCTTCTCTAATGCTTCAATATATCCTTCAGGTAAATTCTCTTTATTCTCATAAGTTGAAGCATGAAATTCCTCAAAATCCTCACTTTTATTTTCTACAAATAACTTGTAAAGCCAATGCGTCACATTTACAGGGTTAGAAGTTAATATTCCACAGAGCCTTTTTATTCCTGGCTTCCTTAAACGTCCTGCTAATGTCCAGAACATCTCTTCTGTTGTTTCGGAAGCCTCATCAATGTAGAAGAAACCAATCTCTAAGCTCTTAAACTTATCTGGATTATCTAAGCTTCTAAATAAAATCTCAGAATTGTTATATAAAATAAGTCTGCGTGAATGTGCATTCCAATATCTAATCAATACGGAAGGACAAATCTGAAAAAATGTCCTCATCGTCGTATCTTCAAGCTCTTGATAAGTCTGCCGTGCAATAATCCCTAAGTTGTTAGGTTCCTCCAAACTTAAAAATAAACTCTCATAACATCCCGCTACTGTCTTACCTGCTCCTAAAGCTCCTCTGTAAAGTCTATATTTAGCAAGAGATTTGTGAAACCTTTCTTGCGTGGGTAAAGGATTATAATCAATATCAACCGTTAGAACTTGATTCTGATTGGACATCTTTTTGCTCTAAACTTTTTAATTCCTCTTCTCCTGGTAAAAGCCCTTCCGCTTTCCCACTCTTATCAATTATCTTCCTAATCTTTTCCCCATAAACATAATTCACTTGTATCGTCGTAGGAACATTTATGTCCGTAAACTTCCCCTCTAACCTGTCTAATTGCTTCGCCGCCTCCATCGCCATGTCCCCCGAAACTTTCCCATCAAATTGCTCAATAAGCCTCCAATACCAATGCCTCCTGTCCCTCTTCTCCTCTAACTTCGCCGCCCGCGCATGCTTGATAATCGTCAGCTCATCTACATTATATTGCTTCTTTATATAACTAAACGGCACACACCTTAAATATAACATCTCTATCTCTTCCCTCTTAGGATGATTACAAATTGAACACTTCCCTTTGTGACGATTGCTTATCGGAAAAACCTTCTTTTTCTTCATTTCTTAATCGGTAAACTATATTAAGCAATTGGCTGGCTTTCTGCAATTGGCAAGCTCTTTTAACTGTCAACTTCTATATATACCACAAAACTTTTCTTTTGTCAAGAAAAATCTTTTTCTTTTAATTCCTACACTTTACCTTCAGTGCAAGTATTTGCACTTCACTATCAGCTCTTTCTTCTTCTTTTCCCTTTCTTCATAAAAAGGACAATATATCACCTTAACCCAACTGGCTTGCTTACATCTCCTTGAACATTCTAAACATAATGCATTAATGCCCTTCATGCCTATTATTATACTATATGCCTTCCTTTTTGTCAAGCTCTTTTTTTTCAGTGCAAGAGCTTGCACCAAAATTTGAGGTTTTGACTTACTTCGGTGAGAGCTCATATCTGAGATTTTAACCTTCTTCGGCGAGAGCTCTGATAGTATTACGGCCCATCTCCCCGATGGATGCCCCCCCTATGCCAAAAAAAATAAAAAAAATCTTTGCTATAATATTCCTTTTTCTTTCAAGGATATATATTTTTCTTTTCCTATAATAACATGATCTATAACTTCAATTCCTATTATTTTCCCCGCCTCAACAAGCTTTTTTGTGATTTCTACATCATCCTCAGAAGGGTAAGGGTCTCCAGAGGGATGATTATGCGCTAAAATTATCTGGGCCACTCCCACCAAAATAGCAGTCCTAAAAACTTCCCGCGGATGCACCAAAGAAGCATTTAAACTTCCTACGCTGACAATATCAATATATTTAACCTTGTTTCGTGTGTCTAAACCAATGACAAACTCCCTCTCTTTTTCCTGTTCTACAATATCAAGGGTTGAAAGATAAGCGGAAATATACCGAAAAACATCGCGAGGATATGAGATTTTAGTTTCTCCTTGTGTTGTTTCTCTGAGCTTGTAGATTTTGCTTAGAGCTTCTTGAGGAAGAGCTACTAACATCTTTTATCACCTCCTTTTTTATCTTTCATCTTTCACTTTATATATACGTTCAATTTTGTAAAAACTATGCCAAAAAAAATAAAAAAATATCTATAAATAAAAAGCCTCGCTTTCGGCTATGTGCCTACTTGCGAGGATTGGCAAGATTTCTTCTTTTTCGTTTCCTATAAATATTTCACTAATTCTAGATATTTTTCTGTCAGCACATCATAGAAAATTTCTACTGCTTTCTGGTAGGAATGCTCCCAATCTATGGTAGCAAACATCCTTTGAATGTGTTCTGTTTTTCCTTCTTTTTCCAGTTGGGAAGCTGTATTCAGAAACTTTTCAATTTGGGGTCGGGCATATAGTATCATTTTTTCACCTCCTTTCATTTTTATATATACGCCTACTTGCGAGGCTGGATTTTTGCTTTTTATATTTTCCAAAATGGTATATGTTTTCTATTGCTTTTTCCCGAAAATATATACTCCCCAAGTAGGACCAAATTTAAAACTCGCCTCCCAATATACACATATCACTGAAGAATATTTTTCTTTACTCATTTTGTTAAAGAAATTGAGCGCTTCCTTTTCTTGCAACTTTCTCCTATATATTTCTGATATCAGTTTCGCACAAGAAGTTATGCCCATGTCCTCTGCTTCCAGAGAAGGTTCCCAGTGTATATCTCCAGGTAAACTGCCAAAATTATCTCCTATATATAACTCTTCATATCCTTTGGGAGTTTCTACGTCCCAATATTCTTTTTTTCTTACTTCATCCCAATCTACTATCGTTTCATACAGTTCTGGTTCTGCTTCACTGGGAATTTCCCAAGCAGAAACTTTTGCTCTCATGTGTTCAGCCCAGCCTTTTTCAATCTTCTTTCTGTTCTCCATATTCTCACCTCCTTTTTTATCATCTTCCATTTTATATATACGTTCAATTTTGTAAAAACTTCCAAGAATTTGTAAGCAAAAGATTGGCATTGTTTTTTATTTTGTTATATTTTTCATCTTTTACCTCCTTTTTCACTTCAAAATTTCAAAAATCTGTATTTGCGGAGTTGTTTTCTTTGTTTTCTCAACTTGTGCTATTTCTGTAAGATGTGAAAATGTAAGTTCTTTCTGTGTAAGGGAAAGTAAAAATCCTATTTTATTTTCTATTGTTCTGGCCTCTATTATACCTAAATAAGAGTAATAAGATTTTGTAGGGACGACAACACATAAACCAATAACATCTTTTTCTATCATATATTTTGCCAATCTAATTATGTCTGCTTCTTCGCTCCACAGCTCAAAGACTTTTTCCACCAAAAAATTCTCTTTCATTTCATACGGCACAAACTTTTTTATTTCAATTGTTTCCGTCCGCTCAAATGGCTTGACTGGGATTTCTTTGCCGTCCAAAACTTGGTATGCTTGAATATTCCCCACTGCTGGCTCTCCGTTTTCTTTCCTCCTCCACTCTAAATGGCGAGGCTCTCCGATATATTTTCTTTCAACCTCTTTTCCTTCCTCATCTTTAAATATTATGGTAGGTAATATATCTTTAGCAGTTATCCTTTTGTATCGGATAGGAATTTCTAAATCTAATTCCTTAGCTATAAGCTTGCCTGTATATCCTTCTGGCTTTTTTATTATATCCTTCACTTTCATCTTTTACCTCCTTTCTATAATCTTGTTTGCAGTATTTCCCGGAGTTTCTCTAATTGCTCTCTCATTTCAGAGATATGAGAAAGCATTTTTTCTCCAATTTCTACCAGTCGAAGCCTCCAATCATTGAGTTTTTCCCGCAATTCCTCTACTTTCACATAAGGATTTTGCTCTTCGTGTCTCCATTTCTCCATAGCTTCTACCTCCTTTTCATAATCTATGGGGTCTTTTGGTGTAAATTTTTCCATTTTTCTCACCTCCTTTCACTTTTATATATACGTTCATTTTTGCTCAGTGCAAGCTCTTGCACCAAAAATTAACTCCACTCTTCCCACTCTCCTTCCCCATCGCATTTCTCACAGCCTCTCCCATAGCAGTATGCACAAACATATCTTCTACAAGTATATGTTGCTACAGAGTTTCCGCTCCTTACATTTTTCCTTTCCTCTGAAATCAAAATTCCTTCCCTTTCTTCTTTCATTTCTCACCTCCTTTTTATATCTTGCTTAAGAAGCCACTTTTCATATTTCGGACACCTTTCGTCCTCTCCCCAACATAAGTTTTCTATATATAACCTACATTTTTCGCATATTTCTACTATTTCCTTTTCATTTCTTTCCATTTTTTCACCTCCTTTTTAATAATAAAATAAGTTTCACACCAAATAGGTATAAAAATTATAAATAAGAAAAATATAAAAAATATCATTTTCATCTTTCATTCCTCCTAATTACATCATCAAAAGCACACTCTATGCATGCTCCACAATCACACCTTTCCAACAGCTTTTTGATTTTTTCTACTATTTCTCTCAAATCAGTTTTAATACCTTCTTTTTCTAATATTGCTTTTACATCTGCTCCCGACCACGTGATTAAAGCTTCGTTTTCTGGTATAGCTAACTCCTCTACTTTAACTATACCCATCGCCAAACTTTCTAAATCCCATTTAGATACTAAATACATTTTTACCACCTCCTTTCATTTAATATATACGCTCAAATTTTCTTTCTTCAAATCTTCTCTTAACCGTTTTATGCGAGGATGTCGCAAGTGAATTCCGTGATTTTTTATTATTCCTAAATACTGAACCTCTACAATAATAGAAGGATTTTTGAAATAATAATTGTCTTGGTCTTCTTTTTCAATTTCCATATCTTTAATTTTTTCTTGTATTTCTGTAAAACCATTTAAAGAACAGTGTCCAAATACTTTTCCTTCTATTCCTACCGCAACAGAAAATTTATTCTTTCTTACTCCTAAAATCAACAAATCAATCGTTTTATCTGGCTTATATTTTATCCAGGTGGAAGAAGTTTTCCCTAAAATTGGCTTTATTACTGCTCCTTCGTAGCCTTCTTTTATCCAGATTTCAGCAAATTTTTGAACCTCAATATAGGAATAAGCAGTAATGCCATTTATGCGGTTAGGTAAAAAAGCTGTCAAATACAATTGTTCAATATAAGGAATATTAGCTTCATAAATTCCTAATATTTTGTATTTTAGCTTTGGAGAATTATTTTTGAGATGAGGTAAAGCCTCATAAAAATTGCATTTTCCATCTCCATAATACAGCTCTCCAATAAGCTTCATATCTTTAGGCAAGTTTTCACATAGGGGAAGCCATCTTTCTGTTCCATAGCGATTGATAAGCTTTTCTCCATCCCAGATGTTCAATTCTCCATCATATTTAGGCTCTACTCTGGCAGGTAAAACAACTTTGGAAAGGTCTTCCGATAGGCTTGGAAATTCAATCTTCATCTTTTCATCACCTCCTTCATCTTTCATCTTCTCCGCTTATATATATACGCTCAATTTTGCAAAAACTCAATAAAAAAGTAAAAAAATTCCTAATAAAATTCTAATCAATCTTCCAATTTGAAAAAATAAACGAGGTTCAAATGCCCAAAGAATAGATAAAATCCCATCAATTATTAAGATTATCCCAATAACTTTAAGTATCATTTTTTTCTTTTTTCTTTTATTTGCGCTTGAGCTAAAGCATTTCTCATTGTTCCAAAATGTCTTTTAACACTTGAACTTTTATTTTGAGTAAATTTATCAAATGTCCACGCTCCAAAAGGTCTTTTTACAATATTATAAACTCTTTTAATCTCATTTAATAGAAATTCATCAGTATATCTATTTCCTATTTTTATATCAGCATTAGGAAAACTCTCTAAGTATTTTTTCATTTTTATGTAAGTCCATTTAGTTCTTTTTGTTCCCCGATTTAATTTATCATTTAATTTTGCAATTGTTAATAAATCTTCTTTCGTTCTATGTTTCCATTTTCTTTTATTCATATAATTTATAATTTTACTCCAAATTTCAAAATCTTTCTTTTTTATTTTTAAAGAGTATTTTTTAAAAAAATCTATTAATTGTCTACATGCTGTTGTCTCGCATTGTAAAATCGCTCTTTTAGAAATTTTATTTTCTTTTTTCTTTTTATAAATATTAATAATTGGTTTTCTTATCTTAATTCCAAAGAAGTTTTTGAGATTTTTTTGAATATATAGCAATGTGGGATACTCTTTTTCATTTAAAGTAATAATAAATCGGGGATGAATTTGTAAAGCGAAATTTGAATGAGGAACTTTACGAATAGCGATATTAAAACATCCTTCTCCATCTACCAATCCCGAAAACCAATATCCAAATTTATCTTTTTTATTCATAATTTAAATTATATACCAAGTCGAAAATATTGTCAAGACTTTTTTTTCTTTTTCATCTCAAAATACTCATCTATTTCCTTTTGGGAATAACAACCTCTTTTATCTTCGCCTTCTAAAAAATACTCGCAATATGAGCATTGATAATCTTCAAAAAGATTAAAATCTCTTGGTGGAAGTATATTTGTTTCTAAGCACATTTGCAATATCTTCCAGCGCCAGATGATTTTTACAAAATATATTCCCTTTTCTTCTATCTCTTTTTTTGTTATCCTAAATCCGCTCCTTCTTGCTGTATTATCTCTTGAACCATAGGGAACAATTGCTGTATTAAGTCCTAATACTGCCATATAGACTAATATTTGTGGAAGATTTTCTATTTTGGGCTCATTTGCTACTGAAGAGTAAAATGCTTCCCCGTAAGCACTTTTGCACTCTATTATTTCTTTATCTTTAGTTATCCCATCTACTCTCCCCGCGATAGGTATTCCCATAATTTCTACAAAAAAAGGAAATTGCTTATGTTTTAATAATCCTGCTTTTTCATAGGCTTCCAAAAATGCTTCTTCATATGCTTCCCCTAATCTAATTGCCAACCAAGAACGATAGACTAATTTGTTTGTTGGCTTAATTCCTTTCCATTGATAGTATTGTTTTCGTAAACAAGCAGACCATCCTCCAATAACTTTTCCATTTACAATACAAGAAGCATTTGAAGGATAGAAAGCAGTGGGAATTTCTATTTCATCACTAAGTTTATGGATATATTCCTCAATGGGATTAAAGATAGAATTATCTTTCATATTCATCCTCCTTTATTTATATATATTCGTATTCATCAGTTTCTTTATTATATGCCTTAAGATAAAATTTTCCTTTTTCCTCATCATGAATTATTTGTAAAAGTCCTTCATCGATTAATTTTATAATTATTTCTTCAGCCTCATCTCCACCTAATTTTCTAAACTCAGGACTTTTTTCTCTTAAAGCTTCAGCAAATTGTCTAACTAAAACTAACATCACTTCTCTAAGTTTACCCTTAAGTTTTGTAATTGGGACTTTAGGCTTTATAATCGGCATCTTCAATTTTTGTTCTATATGGTTCTTTTTGATATTTTTTCCAAAACCAAATTTCTAATTGTGCAATTGAAGGAAGTTCTTCTCTAAATTTTCTTATTTTTTCAATTTCTTTTTTCTTTATTTTGGAAGTTCCTGATTTGTTTTGAATAAACAAAAATAAAGGAAGTTCATAGGAACAGAAATCTAAATTCTTTTTCTTCCACGCAATTATGTCTACAATCCCATGAGAACCTCTTGAAGAAATACATCCATAACCTAATTTTTTAAGAAAATTCATTGCTTTTCTTTCGTAATAATAACCAATTTGATAAGGAGTTCTTTTCATTTATATTTTATCTATTATTTTTACCAAAGTTTTTTTATTTGTTGCATAAATAACTGCTAACGCAAGATAGCCCTTTTTATATCTAATATGTCTTAGAAGATGATTTTTTACTACCCAACCTAAATGCTCTTTATGTCTCTTTTCAAGTCCTTTAATATTTATAAACATAGTCCAGATTTTATAGTTTTTCATAGGTAGTGATTTTGTATGATATTTTTCCTTCTATAGTTTGAACTTTTATTTCTATTCCGTTTTCAGTTTCAATTATTTTTATATCCTGTGGATTGATTAATAAAATTAATCCGTTATTTAATATTTTAAGTCCTTGAAGGTATTTTACAAGTGGAGAAGCAGGATTTATTACAAAAATCTGCTTTTTAAAAAAGTCAATCATTAAAACTTCATCAATTTTATCCATAATTCACCTCTTTAATAAGGTCTATTCTTCTGGTAAAAGTATAAGTATTTTCTTCAATTTTCCAAAAGTTATTTGCTCTACAAATTTAACTCTTATTTTTTTGCCTATCCAATTATCCGTATTATTTCCCCAAGCATCAATCAACGCTTTTAAGGAAGTTTTGTTATATGTAAGAACCTTTTCTGTCCCATCTGAAAGCCTAACTCTTCCTTGCACTACTCTTTTCAATCCAGAGCCATCTTTTGCAGGAGAAAAATCAAAATCTTTTTCTTCAGGAGCAGTCGTAATCAGCAAGACTTCATTTTCTTTCACATCTCCAACACGTAAAAAATTAGAAATGTTTATTATGGGCATTGCTCACCTCCTTTTTCTTTTTACTTGCTTTTTTGTTTTCCTAAACATTTCTTTTGTGAGGAATTCATCCCATTCTCATCTTCTTTAGACATTTCCCATCTGTTCTGTTTAACTTTTAATTTGATTTTATACTTACTTGGGCTTGGTGCAGTAAGCACTTTATTCATCTTATACCTCCTTTATAAGTTTTTTAACTTCAGATTATATTTTTATATTTTCCTCTCAAAAAATCAAATTTCTTTAATCTATTCTCATCCTTCTTTTCTGCTTCCAAAATTTCTTTTATTTTATTCTTAATTTTTATCTTGTCCTCATCTTCCACAAATTGCAAACACCAAACAAGCCACTCTAATTGAGCTGTCGTATTCCAAAAAATTTGTGCTTGCTTTTCATAAAATCTATCTACTTCAGGATTTTCAGCTAAAAAACTTCCCCAATTTATTCTCACTTTTTCAGAATTATCCAATCCTTCATATTCTTGCAATATTAATGGCTTTTGGGGAACTTTTTGATATTTAAAACTATCTAAAATATTTACAGTCCAAAAAGCACATTTTTTGTCAAATTCTTCCTTTGTAATTCGTTTTTCTTTTAAATCTTTAAGTAATTCCTTCATTTTTTCAAATTCTTTTTCCATCTTTTCTCCTTTTTATTTTTTGTATTTGTCTAATGGAGATATTTGTTTAAAGCAATCTGCCCATTTTTTAACGACTGTCTCTAAAGTCCATCTATCTTTAAATTCTTGATTGCACCAAGAAATAGCTTTCTTTGCCTTATTTACGTCATATTTAGCTAAATCTAAAATATGTTTTGCTGTTTTAAAGTTTCTTCCCCAAAAAGAATTGTCTAATTCCTCTCGGTTATATTTCTTTAATTGAATGTAATATTCCACAACTTCCACAAGCATATCTCTTAACTTTTGAGATTTTACATCTAATACTTTAGGAGCTTTATAGAGACGCACAACTAAAGAAAGCTTTTTATCAGGAGAAGTTATTTTTAAAACTTTCAAATTTTGCTGATTTTTCCACCAATCAGTTATTCCCCATTCGTCTATCTTCTCAATAATAGGAGAAAAAGGTTTAGGGATAGAAAAATCTATATAATTATGAATAAGTTTAGACCAAGAAATATTTTTTCCTTCAGGTAGTTGTTCCCATAAAAGATTTAATTTAGGAAATTTCTTTCTGAAAGCATAACAATATTGTAGCTCTCTTTCTTTGATATGCACATCTTCTTCTAAAGCCATTAAATCTTCTGCAGAAAGCTCACCGCCTTGAGTATATTCATAAATAGCATCCCCTATTTTCCACTTCATTTCTATAACTTTTTCTCTCATCAATGTAATATTTTCCACTATTATGTTTTTAATTTCTTCTACTAAATGAATATATTTTTCATCTTTTTTTTGTAATGCTTTCATTTCATCTCCTTTCTTTTAATTAAATCTCGTAGATATTGAAAATTTTGGAAAAGTGAATATGCATCTATTTGAGATTGTCTTGTCCAGTATTTTTCTACTAAAGCATCGAGATTATCTCCTTTTAAAACAAATAGAAAATAATCATAAGGCGTGGGCTCTAAATTGGAGAGTTTTGCACCGCAGGTTAAAAGATACGATGCTTCATATATGTCTTTAGTTTTGTATTGAGTTTCCATATTTTGGTTCATCGTTAATCATTTTTTATTTCTTCTGCTAAATCTAAAAATAAATCTTTTTTTATTCTAAAACATTCCCCACATTCTTCTCAACCCTGTTCCTCTTGGTGGTAATTTGCTTCCCTTTCCGTATTTTCTTTCGTGAGTTTTTCTTCTTTCGGCATCTGTTTTAGGTTTACCTAATCTTTCTCTTGGGAACATTTCTTTTCCTCCATTCGTAACCACATCTTCTACACCAAAAGGCGTTTTTACGTTTCATATAAAGAATATCTTTACTTTGACATGATGGACATATTGGTCTCATCCTTAACCTCCACATACACAATTATAGCATATTTCAAAAATTTGTCAAGAAAAAAATTAATAGCACACACCTCTTGCACAAATTTTCCAATCTTCAATATAGCAACATTCTAAATTACCGAAAAGATTTTGATAACAGCACAATTTGTAGTAAGAAAAACTTTTACTTATTTTGCTCATGGCAAAAAGAAAAATCAAAATAAGTATTAAGCTAATTAAAAATTTTTTCATCTTTATCACCTCCGCTTATATATATACGCTCAATTTCCAATTTTTCTTTTAAAAATTTTCACAACTACTCCTGCCCAATGTTCCCAGATGTTTCCATCTACATCTTTTCTATTTATTTCTACATCTATTTTCAGATTATCATTTTTAAAGGTCCAAATTTCCTTCTCCCCATAGTTAAAAGTAATTGTTCCAGTTTTAATACAATTTTCTACTTCTTCAATAGAAACATTAGCTTCTTTCAATTGTTTTTCATAAACTACTATTCCATTTCCATAAAAAGGAAGTATATAAATTTTCTGTGGTTCTCTTACTCGGCGAGCAGTTATTTCTGTAATTTTTAGTGCAAGCCCTTGCACTACAAAGGATATTAAAAAACTAAATAAGATGCTGGTTTTGTAAAATCTGATAAAATTTTTCTGCTTCTTTTCCGCAATCATTCCTGAACTCTAAATCTAATATTCCAAACCTTTGCAATTTTTTCTCTAATAAATGGTATACTCTTTCGCTTGCTTGCTGGATAGTTATTCCTGTGGAAGTAATTATGGCAGGTTGGAAATCTGTATCTGCACAAACTAAATTTCCTTCCTCATCAAGCATACAATCAAGTAAATGAACATGCTTATAGTTTTCTATGTTTTGAATTAATCTATGCGGAATATAAGGCTTTTCTGGTAGGAAAGTCCTTACAGAAGCAGAGAAGAGGTCTTTATTGGTCTTAACTTCCTTTAATACTCCTAAACAAGCATCAGAAATGATTTTACCCAAATCTTCGTTAACAAGCTCTAACATAGTATAGATAGCATTTAAACCAAAACGGCAATTTCCTACAATTGCTGGAAATCCATTTCTTCTTGTAAGGAGTAAATGATTAGGAACTTCTAAACAATAAACTTTTCCTTCATAAGGAACTTTTTTAATATCTCTTCCTTGTATCCAATTACCTATTTGTTTTTTTCTTTCTGCAACTATATATAAATCATGTTTCCTTTGATAAGTTTTTCCCTTTATAGTTAAAGAAGTATTTTTTGATTTTCTTATTTTGATATGAGCAGAAATTCCACATTTTAAACATAATTCTTGTAAATCATCTGCTAACCTTTTGGAAGTAGTAAAATAAAGTCTTTGTTTTTTATGAACACATCCGTCTCCTAAAAAATAAGCATCCAAAAAAACTTTTATTTGTGAAGGTGGAAGTTCTTTAACATAAGAAGGAACATATTTTTCTGAAGCAGTTCCAAAATTTAAAATCTTAGCTAATTGTATTGAACTAATTTGAAAACCATGTTTAGTTTCTGAGAACTTAAAAGGTAAATTCTTAAGTATTTCTCTTATTTGGTCTTTTTTAGAATATTGTGAAATTGAAACAATATATTTTTTGTGTGCTAAAGAACCTTCTGCTAAGTAAATACCTAAAAATTTAAGCCAATCTTCCATTTTAATTAATATTGCTTTATGTTTAATTTCTAAAGTTTTTTTATATCTTCCCAAATAATGTTTTTCAATATACTCTGGAATTTCAAAGAATTCTCTTTTTTGCCCAGTCCATTTTCCTGTAATCTTAATTTCATATCCATGTTTATTTAATTGGTCCGCGCGTAAAAATTTAAATCTTTTTTGTTGAGGAGGTCTTACCCACATATTATGGTCAGGAGTCACTAATATATCTTTATTAGGAGTTCTCTTTTTAGTTAAACCTGAAGTAAAATGTATTAACTCTCCTTTAAAATATTTTTTAATAGTTCCTATGACTTTTTGATATTCTAAATAATCAGTTTGTGGATTAAGTGTCATAACTTCTTCACCTAAATCCACATCTTTAATATATTTCCAACCATTTTTAGTTAAAACTTCTGTTTTTTCATCAAAACAAGTAAATTCCAATCCAAAAGGAGTTCCATTAAATACTATACAATTTATATCTATTACTCCTAAATAATTTGTATTTTTAAAAAATGGAGTTAATTTTTCTAATGTTTTCTTAAAATGAGGAGTTTCTCTTTGTTGAGGGAGAACTTTTACTACATCCAGGGAACAGCCTGTGTTGACTCCTGTATTATTATCTCCTTTTCTTTTTCTTTCAAAAGTTATATTGCACCACCCATCTACCCAATCTCCTACCCATAGTCCTTCACAAGAAACTTCCACTCCTTCTATATATTCTTGAAGCTCAAACTCAACTATTTTATGCATTTGTTTTTTAAGACCTTTAAGGAAATGAACCATATCCTGAGCATTTGAACTCACATAAGTTAAGGCTGTAGACATATTATTAGAAGGCTTAAAGACATATCTTTTATTAGAATATTGCACAAATTTTATCGCAGAGTCAAAATCCTGAAAAGCAGTAGTAGGAGGTATTTTTATACCTGCAATCTTCATAATCGAAGAACCATAAACCCTATCTAATTCTAATTTATCATGAACCAATCCTCCTCCAAAAACTTTGTATCCTGCATTTTTAAGTCTGTCCGCTAAAGCTCCGTATCCAACCATATCAAAGACTATAATTTTGTCTGGCTCTAAAGCTTTTCTCCAATCTGTTATTTTGTTTATAAGACCATCCCCTACATGCTTATATTTAGGAGTTGCAATATAAAAATCTACTTCATTACCTTCCCTTGCCAGCCTCATTGCCAGTGCTAATGTATCCCCAAATTTGGAAAACCATAAGAACTTTGCCATATGCCTTAAAAATGCCCGTTTTTTGCCCTTAATTAAGCCTACAACAAGACTTTTTAGCTTAGCCTATATCTGAATACCCCCTGCTTTTCGGTGCAACATATTGCACTTACTCGTTTATTATGTAATTCTTTGAGTATATTGTTCATGCGTTATTGCTAATGCTATTGCTAATGCTAATGCTAATGATATAATATTATTGCTAATGTTAATGATATTGCTAATGATATAATATATTTTTATAAATAAAAATATTATTTTTCTTTTTTTCAAAATTATTCTTCTTCCTCATTATCTAAGTATTCTTCAATAAACTCTCTCAAAGGAACAGGATGAGTTCTAAGATAATCTTCCTTGCGCTTCTTCCTATTTACTATTGCCCGATATAATTCCATTTCGCTTAATATTAAACCTCTTACTAAGTCTTCATCTAAGTTGTATCTTTCTCCTAAAGCCCTTATATCTTCATTGTATTGCTCGGCCATTTTATACACATGATTTAAAGCATCTCCTCTCTCTAAGGCTCTTACCCCTAATTTTACTAAATTTGATTTTGCTCTTTTCCTAAACTCTTCTACGTATTTAATATAATCCATCTTATTGTAAAGCTCTCTTATCCGAGCAGGCATAAAACTTAATGCTCTTATAAACATTTCTTCAGCAGTAGGAGTATAATAAATAGCTCCTCCCTTAGTAATTCCTCCTTCTTTTATCCATTCTAAGACTTGTAATAAACCTGTAAAGGCACTGGGAGTAAGCCTCTCCAATGCTTTTAAATAGTCTCCATTAGCAATATCTTTCCATCCTTCTTTTATATTTTCATAAAATCCCACTACTGCAGGTCTACCATAAGCTAATATAGCAGGATAATCCAATAATGTTACTTGAGGTCCCATATCCACTCCTGTAAAATAAGTAAAAGGACCTTTTGCCATCATTTCAGCAAATTCTTTCCCTCCTAAAGTCTCTGCCCATTCTTTAATATCATCTTCTAAATTGCGTTTAGTTTTAGCTCTATATGCTTTTTTCCAAAGCCAAAAACCAGGCATAAGTCTCATGCCTGCAAAAAAACCAAAAAATAAGCTCAAGATTAAAAATCTTCTAAAATTAGACCATCTGTCTTTAGGTTCTTTAAGAGCTTGCCAACCACTTCTCATAAAAACATGAGCCATGCGTGTCGTAGTTATAAAGAAACGATAAAAAATATCTAATAGAGGTGTTTGCTCTACCATTACAGGAAGCTCATGTTCATAAAGCATCTGAGTTCTGCTAATATAATCTCTAACAAAAGGCATAACTTTTTCTACATATTCTGGTTTTGCGGAAAATTCAGGGTCTTTTTGTTTCAAAATACGTGCGATATCAAATAAAGATTTCGTTCTTAAAAATCTCTCCATCTTCTTTGTAGGTAAGGTAAGAAATAAATCTATTGTCCAAGGTATTTTTCTTTTACCTACTACAAAAGGGATATATGCTTCTTGTCCTAATCCTCTTCTATCTAACTCTTTTACAAACTCAAGGATATCTTGAGGTATGCCTTCTATTTTATCTGGTAAAGGAAATCCTTTTTTTAATAAATACTTTAATGTATCCTCAAAAGTTTGAACCCATATTTTTGTTCCATCTGTAATACCTATCTGTGAGCTATTTTCTGCAAGATTCCAAAAAGTTTGTAACCCTTCTGTAGCCAACCAGGATAATCTTGTTCCTAATGCATAACCTGTTATAGCTAAATTTAACCATAAAAGTCTTGACTCATTTGCAAAGATATTATCTAAATAAATTCTTGTATATTCTTTTATGTCTGGGTCTGTAATCTTAGTAGTTATTTCTGGTAAAATAGCTCTAAATTCTTCTATTGCTCTTTTATAAGCAGTCCAAGAATTAAGTCTTAACAAGGAAGCCATCCAATCTTCCATATCAAAATATTGCCATCCTCCTACTTTTTCTCTGGGTAAAAGGAAAGGAGGTAAGGACCTTTCTTGAATATAATCAATAATTTTTTGCACTTCAGGAGTAATTTTTATATCTTTTTCTTTTATAATCATTTCTATATCTAAATCGCTTGTATATCTACGATATAAAGTCCATTTAGGCGTAGGTATAGGAGAAGTAATTGCATTTATCCACTCTTTGGCTGTTCCTTGGAAGATTATTCTTGCTCCTCGTTTTTCTAAATCTTGAACTGCTTTATTTAAAGACTTTCTATCTTTGAAATGATAATAAACATCATATTTTTCTTTTATTTTTGCCCTTTCTTGTGGAGATAATGTATCAAAAGTTTCTTCTACTTCTGGAGGTCTGAAAGTTGCTAATAAAACATAAGGATTTTTACTCAAAGGGGCACGAGTTAAAGTCATGTATCCTATTGCTTCAGATTTTGCTTTAAAATCATTTGCCCATTCTTCATATCTTGCCAATTGCTCTTGAACTCTGGCTCTATCTTCAGGAGTTACTGCTTCTTTCAATCTTTGTTCTAAAAGAGCTTTACGGGATAATAGATAATTATTTGTTACATAACGGTGGAAATCAACTAAGCTATTATAAGCAGCAATCTGTTCAGCATTAAAACCATATGCTTTTAATTCTTCTTCTGTAGCATAAGGCTTTTCTTGTAGAGTTCTTTCCATTGCATACCTACGCACCAATTCCGCTTGATAAGGAGCTTTATCATATAAAGTAATTAAATCTTTTAAATGCTCTAACCCTTTTACATTATAATACTTGTTTAATTCTATAAAATTATGATATGCATCCCAAACTTCTTTAAACTCTGGATACCAATCCGCCATCATTCGTGGTAAAGCCCCAAAATACCAGAAAGCTTTTTCTGACAAAGTAACGACAGGTTTAATTAAATTAAATGCTTTTATCCCTTCATTAAGTCTTTGTTGTGCTAAGGGATTACCTTGTAAGAAGCGATGAATCATCCCTGCAGGAATACCTCCACCTTTAGGAGTATATTTGCTACGTAAAGATACCCAAGTAGAAACTTTAGCTAATTCATCTTCAGTAAGAGCTTTTAAACCTTCTTCTATTTGTCTTTCTACTTGTTTTTGGGGAATTTTTAATATTTTGGCTATTTCTCTTATGCTCCCTTTAGGATATTCTCCTTTTTGTAAAATAGAAAAGAAATCATCTGCACTGATTATATTTATTAATCCTCTCACTAAAGCTGGATATTGAGAAGCATATTTTGCAAAGATTGGCTCTAATTCAGTGGCTAATAAATCTAAGTCTCCATCAGGCTTAGAGATTATCTTCCCAGGTTCAACTTCTTCTCCTTCAGGAGTAGTTATTTTTTGAGCTAAGGAATAAACTTCAATCTTCTTTGCTTCTTCTATCTTTTGGGCTTCTTTTTTCCCTACTTTCTTAGCCAAAGCAGAACGAATTTCTTCTTCAGTAGGTTCTCTACCTAATTGCTGTCTTAAAGTATCCATTATACGAGCATATCTTCGTCTTGCTCTTACTATAAAAGGAGCATAAGGATTGTATTCTTCTAAAACTTTTCTTAATTTATAATCAACCAATTGAGTCCAATTTGGTAGATGTCCTCTTTCAATTGCTGAACGCATCCCTAAATAACTTTCTGTTAAAATTCTATCTTGAAAATTCTCAAGCTTACCTACCATTTTAAAAAATTTTGTTTTTTCATCTTCAGTTAAGGAATTCAAAAATCCTTGCACTACTCCTTTTACTGTAGATTTTAATTTATCTATATCTATGTTCTTTATCTGTAATTCTATCTGAGCTAATTTCTTAAGTTGTGGGTCTTCAGTAGTATTGATAATCTTTTCCAATTGCTCAGGCATAGCATTTCTAACCATATCAATATAGTGTTTTTTATCGGCAGGTAATTGAGCAATTATACTATCTTTTTGTTTTGCAAGAGTCTGAACTTTTACTATTTTTTCTGGCTCAGGAGGTTTAATCTTTGGTTTTACTGGTTCAGGTAAAACAATTTTAGCCTTATGAGTTTCTAACAATTGTAAAGTTTTTTCTATCCCATATTCATCAATTCTTCTTAAAGCATTTTGAATAGCTTCTTTCTGAGTATTTCCTGTAGCAATTTGCAAACCTGTTTCTTTATTTGTAATTACCCATAATTTAGGATTTATTATATCCCGATGAGCAAACATATTTATTGTCTTATAAGTAAGAGGATATGTCCTTGTTTTTATAGGAATTAAACCTTCATCAGTTTGCACAAAATATTCAGAAGGAGCAATTAGTTTTCCTTGAGCTTGTTGTTCAGTAACGGTAGAAGGTTTTATTTGTTCTTCAGTAGGAACAGCAGGCTTTACTCCTGGAGGAATTTCTTTAGGACTTGTAATCGGAACTTCTTCTCCTACAGCTTCTACTCCTTTGGCTTTTGGCAGAGGAACTTCTAATTCTGGAGCTTTTACTGTTGGAGGTGGAGCTGTTACTGCTGGAGGAGCCACTTTGGGTGCTTCTGGAAATCTAAATGTAGGTATAGGACGAGGTTCACTAATAACTTTTTCATAAGGTTGAGCTCTAAAATAAGATTTTAATTTAGCCCAAAAAGGTTTATCTACAACTCTAATAAATTTCTCCGCAGGAATTTCTATATCTATTCCTCTTTGTAATGCGGTCCTTAATTGGTCTCTGGATAAGTTTAAACTGGCAAAAAGAGATTGTAGCTCTGGAGGAGTTAAAGTTCCCGATTGATAAATGTCTTTTACTTGTTCTGCAGAAAGTCTGACTGTTTTAGGTAAATTATATTCTACTATTTTTTGTTTAGTAAAACGTTCAAAAATAGGAGAAGTTACCCAGGGAGCTCTTTTATAAACTTGTCCTGCAATTGCTCCTTTACCGATAAAGTCTATTAATTCAATCAATGCTTTCCAATCATCACTAATATCAGAAGGAATAAATTTTTCTGTAGGAATAAGCTTATCTAAAATATGGAATGTAGCAATAGAAGATAACATAGGAACAGGCTCTGCAACTAACCCTGCAATTACTACAGGAGTAGAAAGTAACTGTTTATATTCTTCTTCACTAATATCAGTTGGTTTTATACCTGTTATACGAGGGTCACGAGCTAATTTTTGATAATGTTCCCGAATCACGTGTAAAGGAATTTTTGTCTGTTGAGAAAGAGCCCATATATTCTGAGCATAAGCTATTTGTTCTGCTGGACGTTCAAAAATCTTTCTTCTTAATTGCTCTAAACGACTAATTGGTGGAGCAGTCCTTAGCTCAGGAATTTTAGGCAATATCTCATTTGCCTCTTCTTCAGTGAAGATAGTTTTAGAAAATTCTTTTAAGTCTTCTTCATTAAAAATAGGCATATTAATATCCTTTTCTCTTTAAGATTTCAATTGCTTTACGAATATTTGCTTCTGTAATTGGTATACCATGTTCTTGTAATCCTTGTATAGCTAATTGCCTTAATCTTGTTCCTTCATCTATAGTCGGTGTAGAAGGAGGAGCAAGTAAAGGTAAATATTCCTGAATAAACGAAGGAGTAGTCGGTGTAGTCGGAATAGGCATAGGTGTAGTCAGCGGTGTTGGTGTAGGTGTTGAAGTCGGAGTAGGCATAGGTGTGGTTGGTATTGGCGTAGGTGTTGGAGCTGATGTAGGAGCAGAAGGAAATATGCTTTTTAAGAATCTTTCTAAAAGAGATTCTTTCTTATCTTCATCTTTTTCTTTTTCCTTTTTCTTTTCAGGAATAGGAAGAGCTTCAATCTCAGCAAGTAATTCAGGGTCAAAAGGGTCAATTTTATAGGTTGTAGAGAGTTCTGCCAATGCATTTCTAAGCTCTTCTTTTGTTTTATAATTTTCTCTCTTTAAAGTTTTACCTGTAGTAGTAGAAAGTTCTGAAAAAGCTCCCCTAAGCCACCCAATTATTGCATTTTTATGTGCTATACGAGTTTTTTCTGCCTCTGTAGGTTCAAATCCTAAAGTTTTTGCTAATTCTGGATGTTGCTTAACTATTTCAGCTATACGAGAAAGTTGTGTTAAATATTGCTCTAAAGCTGTAGGAATTTTTTCAGGCATAGGAACAGTTGCAGGACGAGGAGGTCCTAAACCAAACCACGTAGGTTGTCCCATTAAAATATCCCAAGCTCTTTTCTCTCTTTCTCCAGGACGTAATTCAGGATAAATCTGTCCCAAAGTTAAATATCTCTCTAAGGTTTTTGCTGCTTGCTCTTCTCTTAAACGAGGTATTTGCGCTAAAGTCCCTACAAATTCTCCTAATGGACCACCTGCCATCTTTTCTCTCCAATAAGGGTCAGTCTGATAAGCGGATAATAATGAATAGTCAATTAAAGGTGCTCTGGGCATATTTTTCACCTCCTATATATTCCAAGGCATAGAATATATCCAGGGTAAGGTCGCTCCTTGATAGCCTCCTAATCCTCCTAAAGCCGCTCCTCCTAAAGTTCCCCATAATCCTCCTCCCCCTAAATATGCTCCTAATCCTCCCAAAACAGCAGGGGCAATATATTGAGCAAAAGGAGAAGCTTTACCAGGAATATAACGATAATAAGGATAATACTCTGCTAATCCTGCAGAAACTTGAGCCAATTCTAAAGGTGTGCCTAATTCTTCTTCTCTTTGCCTTAACCATTCTCGATAACGAGCTTCTAATTGTGCTTGCTCTATTTGTCTTAAATAATCAGCTAAAGACATAACTCTGGCTAATCTTGTTGCTGGTTCTTCCGTTTCCACTTCCGCTAAACGCATTGCGGTAGGAAGCATAGCTACCTGTCGCTCTCTTTCCTGAGCTAATTCCTCTGCTCTTGCTTCAGTTAATCTTCTCCCTATATCTTCTAACAACTCTCTTTCTCCTTTTTCTGCGGCAGAACTATAAAAAGTTCCTCTCATTGCTAAAGCTTGTCTTAACCGAGAAGCAAGTTCAGGATATTCTTCTTCTAACATTGTTTTTCTTAAGGCTTCATAAACAGGAGAAGGAGTTGTTAGATATTCTCCTCTTACAATCTTTTCTATTTCTTCACGAGGAATTTTATATAAAGATGTTTCTGTAGAGTAAGGTCTTCTTAAATATTCTTCTAATAAAGCTCTTTCTTCAGGAACATAAGTTTGAGCAACAAGCTCTCCTCCATAAGGCTCTCCTAACCTTCCCAATCCTGCATAAGCACGAGAAATGAGTTCTTGTGTTAACTTCCTTGCTTCAGGATATAAAGGAGAAATTTCTTCATATGTTGGTTTTTTCCCTTTTAAAAGGTTCATTTTTACCTCCTTCTTTTAGTGCAATATCTTGCACTGAAGTTTGATTATTTTCTTCTACTTTCACGTGAAAGTTATCTTGTTTTTCTTCGTAAGTTTCTGTTTTTTCATAAGTTATATCTCTACCCATTAAAGTAGAAATAACTTTAAAATTATATTTTTTTTCATAAGCTTTCACCCTACTATCGGCAAGAAAGATTATTCTTTTTGCTTTCTTTAATCTTCCCCATAACTCTAATAACTCAAGAAAATCTTTTCCTAACTCTTTCTGTTTAGGAGAAATATAAGCTAAATCTATAAAAACATCCGGATGAGGATTATAAACAATCTCGGCAAATAAAAAGCTGTCTGCCTTGTCTTTCTCAAAATTTACTAATAAAAGTGTATCTGAACTATCTAAATTTCGTGAAATATATTCTACATATTCTTCTACACTGCAAGGCAATTTCTTGATTTTCTTTATAAGTTCAATTATATCAACCAGATATTGTTTATCTTTAATTGGTATAACCATATTTTCACGTGAAAGTTCAGTGCAATATCTTGCACTAAAATACCAAAATTTTTACATGATTACTTGCTGTTGTGCATTTTAAATAAATATATTTTGTTGTCCAGGCAGTTGTCCCGTTATAAAGAACACCTCCATTTCCATTTTCTAAAATTATATATCCATGAGGAACTCTATTTAAATGATGTTGTATCTGGTCTTCAGCATTTGCTGTTGCATTAGTTGTATATTCTATTTCTTCAGAATTGTTAAAAGGAATTTCTTTTGCTTTTTCATTAAAATCTAACAAATATCTTGTTATATCTTCTGCCCAACGCCTTAGCTGTGGGTCAAGCGTAGGGCTCTCTGGTAAAGATGGTAGAATTAAACTTGGTAATTTCATAGTAATTCTCCTATTGTTAATCCAATTAAAGCTCCTGTTAAAAACTCAACTGCTTTCCAATAAAAAGTTGACGCTGTAGCTTCCCAATTAGAAAGTTTGAATAATATTATCCAAACTAAAGGTGTAATAATCTGCCAATAAGTTAAGCCTAAAAACAAAGTAGGTAAGACAAAGCAAACTCCTACTAAACCTTTCCAAAAATAGCTCTTTTTTTCGCCATAACCTAAGCTAAAAGCCACGATTAAGCCTAAACCCATACAAAATGCCTTCCAGAAAAGAAAACCACTTAGAAGGGCAATTACGCTAAAAATTAAGGGCAAAACAAACCTTCTTAACCATTTCCAACGATATCCACCTAAACTAAATAGTAATCCACCTAAAGTTGCACTGATAATTTGTAAAACTTCTTTATCAATCATATTCTACCTGCCCAATTCCAGTATAATGTGAGCATTCTGATTTTAAATGTTTCTCCTGAATTATTATTCCTAAATCTAAACCTTATCTTTTCTGAAGTTATCCTAAAATCCAACTTATGCCAATTCATTTCTGCAGTTAAAGTCAAAGTTCCTAAATTAGTCCAAGTATTACCTTCATCAGTGGAATAATCAACAACTACAGAGTTTCCTGCTCCATAGACGTCTAATCTTGCCCAATATTTTCTCCTAACAAAATCATTCATTGTGAAATCTTTAGTTGTAAACCAACCGTCAATTGCTACACCTGCCTCATCATTTACAGTATAATCCCACTCATAGACATAACCAGAAGAATCCCCCAAAAGATTAGTAGGAGATAAAGCACCATAAACCCTATCATCCCATCTTGCAGTCTGACTATCCCAAGTTCCTGATAGAGTATCCCAAGTTGCAGAGGATTGTTTTTGATAATAGCCTGCTCTTGTGATATTTTTTCTTGAGTTTCTATACCAAGCTTTTCTGATATAGTTATAAACCCATTCTGTATCTGGATAAGTAGAATCAACTGAAGGCACAAATAGATGATATTCATCTAATTCTTCAATTATTAAAGCATGGCAATTTCCTATTTTTTCTGAGTTCATCGTTGAAAATAATTCATCTTTTATTGGCTCTCCTATATCTTCAATAGTAATTCCATTGAAAGCATAAATATTATCCCAACCTAAAAAGATAAGCTCATCTCCTACATTTCCAATAGATGCTGGAGCAGGAGTTCCTATCCCTGAAACTTTTAAATCAAAGTTAAAAATTTCTGATGTTCCTACAAGATAACCTGAATAAATAGAGCGTTCTTTAAAAACAATTAACCTATCTCCTAAAATCTCAAGTCCAGTTATCCAGTCTACACCTTCCAATAAATCCTGATAACCTGCATTTCCAGTAGACCATTCTTCTGGATTTCCTGTATCAGACCATTGCACTCTTTGTGGATAGACAGTTGTCCCCGAAAATACATAACCTAAAACCAAATAATCTTTATATTTTCTTATAAATTTAGCTCTGGGTGGATTTCCTCCTAAATCTGTCATAGTTCCTGAACCCGTCCATTTCTTAATTGGATTTACATAATTAGTTGCAATAAATAAATCTGTCATTATCTCAGCATAGAATAAATTATCTTCATCTCCAGTATAGAGCTTTCTAATGCAATAACTCTGTCCTGAAGCAGTTGGTCCTTGATAATTTGAAGCTAAAGTAATTTGTGTATCTGAATCTACGCTCTGAATTGTATACCAAGTCGTAATTTCATTTGGGTCAGTTGAGCCTACACCAAACTTATCCCCTGCAGAAACATTACCAGTCCAAGATGTTCCTGAACCTGTGACAGTTGCTGAACTATTAGTAACAGATACTGTTCCTGTAGTATAGCAGTGAGTAATATATTTCCAAGTATTTGCACTTACATCATAGTAATAGGCATCATCAGTTGTAATAGCAATTAACTTTTCTGTCCCATCTGTCTTATAGAATTGGTCTAATAGCATAATTGCACCATTTAAAGGAAGATTTGAACCTTTAGTAGTATAACCTTCAATCTTTTTAAGATTAGAGAGCTTATCAATGTAGATATTCCTACAGTCGGTAAGCTCCATATCATTGATTAGAGTTCCTGCCAAGTTGTAGCGTAAACCTTTTAATGGAATATAAAGATTTGCTTGCATTATTTAATTCCTTTTCTTAATTTTTCTATTTCTAATCTCAATTCCGTTATAAGTATTGATTGCCAAGCTATAGAACATCTCGCAACTTTTTGTTCTCCGTAATTTAACTCAACCCATAATTCACATCCGTGCTTCAAACAAGTACTTTTAAAATAAGGACACATTACTAATCCTGCTATACCTATACCAGGAAC